ATAAAATCATGTTCAATATCTGGAGGAATCACAATGTCATTTGGAGTAATAATAGTATACATGTAATCATGTAGTTCACAAGTTTTAATCATCACATCATCTTCTATTTCTATGACGTGCATTTCTGGGCAACCATTTTCTTCTAACATCATAGCATATCGAACAGCATCGTCTTCTTCTTCAAAAAGATAAAGGATTTGTTCTCCTTCATCATTTGTTACTGAATATGCTCCTTCGGTTTCTCTACCATTGACTGTTAGAATAAACATTTTAGATCAGTTCACATGCTTCCTGATAAATTTCTTGTATTACCTTTTGGACAATTGATTTATCAAGATTAATTTCTGCCTCCTCAATATATCTATTCAAGATAGAAAGAGTGTCTTCTGATTCAAATACTTCGAAATTTTCAGATTCTTGAACTGCAAAATTCTCTACAATTTTTAGTTCTGCAACTCCTACTGAGTATAATTTATCAATGAATTTTTCAAACTTTTTAGCATCTGATTTTTTACGAACAACAATCTTTACAATTTTGTTTTCATATTCACGAGCATCAAAAGTTTGGTGATTAGTATCTTCATAATAAATGTTATGGAATAATCTGAAAGGATTATTTACAGGTTCATGAGTTAATGTTTCTGTATCAAAAATATGAAATCCTCTAGTATCACCAACATCTGTCCAGAACATTTCATATGGATTTCCTAGATAATATACTACTCCGTTATCCGATCTAGTGTGATAGTGTCCCGAGTAGACCCTATTGAACTTACCAAATAGTTTGCTCTCCAAACCGTGTTCCATGACGATCTGTTTATTAACTCTAAATCCTTGGAGTTCAAGGTGCCCCATCGCACACGAGCAAGTTGTCTTTTCAATAAGTTTAAAAGTTTTATCTTCATTTTCTTGATTAATCCAAGGTATAAAAAGTACAGGTAATTTACCCAACATCACTTCAGTTGGTTCTGAATATACAGTTACATTATCATACTCACGCAAAAGTAGATCAACTGCATTAACTTGATTGGTGTTCTTATAATAAGCCGTATGATTACCTACAATTGTATGAACTTTTACTCCCATTTCTTGGAGACGATCATAATAATTATTCTTAGCCCAAGATAGAGCAGAGAAATCAATTCCTTTACGACTATCAAAAGTATCTCCCATATCTACAATGGTAGTAATCCCTTGCTCTTCGAGTGTAGGGAAAAATACTTCGTTATAGAATTTTAGGAAATAATCGTGAAAGAGTTTGGAATTCTTTCTTGCCCCGAAGTGCTGGTCACTAATTATAGCCACCTTCATTTTGATTGTCTCCTACTATTTTCTTCAGCAGTTTTCATAAGATGCTCTTCGTGAGTAATAATTTGGAGATTATTTGGATGGTGCAGACCGCCTTCAAATAAAGGAATTATATGATCTACATCATACTGCACCCCAGTAGAAGAAGTCAAGTGTTGTGCCTTTTGATATATTTGTTGGATTTGGTGAAGATCTTCTTCGGTAATTTCTATAGGAACGCCTTGTTTTAATCGAGCATATCTTCTTCTTTGCTTTTCCGCAGAAACTGCTTTTCCCCTTTCACTTTTGGAATATTTCTTTTTTATAGCATTAACTTTTTCCTTATTTTTTTCATAATACTTATTTTGTTTCTCCTTTGTTCTATAAGGTCTCATCAACTCTTCATTACTGAGTTTCTCTAATCCTTTTTTGATAGCACATGGAGCGCAGTTGTAACTGCTAACATACTTTTCATAACTACCACAATGCTTGCAAGCAGTAGAACCAATATAAGTTTTCTTACCTTCCTCCAATGCCTTAATCCTATTACTTCGTCCAACTCCACTATATTGATTGGGCATAATGCTCCAAAGTGTTTATTATTATTTATATTTTACAACACTTTGGAGCATTTATCAATATCTCAACTTACTATGTACACCATCTTTAATTGAGTTGTAATCGGAATAGTTACCACCGTCAATGTTGTTGTCATCTGTAAACACTTCAGAGAAACCAGAACGCTCAAGGATTTTGTTTTTGATTTCTAGTTGACGCTTTTCTCTTTGAATACGACGAAGGAAAGCGTAGTGAATGATTTGAGTGAAGTATGCGAAAGGATTTTGTGACTTCTCTGGATTGAAGTTGTGAATGTATTGAACGCAGTTTTCAATACCATCAGAAATCATATCTTCCTTGAACATATAGTTCACGAAGTTTGGTTTGAATGACAGGTGATTGGCAATCTTCAGAAAACACTCTCCAATGTAACGAGGAATGGGAGGTTTGGTGTCCCATCTTTTTGCTCTATCTTCCTTTAGAGGTTCTCTACCAAATTTTCGAATGAAAGTAATTTCAACATCTTCACGATACTTAATTAGAGCAGCAAGAAACTCTTTATTGTTGACGTAATGCTCTGACCGCTTTCTCTTGGTCATGACTGCTGTGGTTATCATAAGTTTTTATCATTATTATGTATAGATTATACCACTTTAATAAATGCTTGACAAGGTATCCAAAATCCTGTACAATTACCTTTGTGGAGGTTAAAGAGACTAGCTTTAGCTATTTTTATACAGCTTCTCTAATATCTCTTTAGCATCATTGACATTAGCAAGATATCCCATTCTACGATTAATTTTAGATTCATTACCTTCTTTTAATGATTGACGGATGTAATTTTGATACATCATTATCATTTCAATATCTGAAGATTCGGTCATTGTTAAGACATCTTCAATATTAAGGATGAACATATCTTCTGTTGTTGTTTTTAACCAGGGTTCTATTTTATATCCAACAATACCTGTTCTTCCTTTTATTTCAGAAACTATTATGGGATTAGAAACTAAAAGCATAGTTCTATCCTCTTCTTCTGTAGCTGCTACTTTACAGAAGATTTCTTCTCCCGTTTTAAGCTTTATCGTTGCATAAAAGTCGTCTTCAATCATTATTCCTTAAGTTGTATTGTGATTATTTCATAATTAAAGTTTTCTTCATTGTAGGTTTTAATTCTTTCTATTAGATGATTCAGAGTATAGTTTTTTCTTGATTTATATGTACAATCATCAGAGATGTCGTAGAGGACTGCTTTAGATTTATTTTTTCCTTTTCTAAGTACTCTTCCAATTGATTGTAAATTTCGTATTCTTGACTTACTGGGTGAAGCAAAGATAACGTTATGGAGGTTTTTAATATTAATACCTGTAGAAAAAGTTCCATAAGAAGCAACAATAATTGCGTTATTCTCTCGCTCAGTAATTTCTCTGACTAACTCTCTTTCTTGTGCATCTACACCACCATGAACAAAAAATACTTTACGTTCATCTCGCTTACTAGTATTTATCTTGTCATAAAGTATTGCTCCATGTGCTTCAACTCTACTGAACAACACAAGAGTATTTCCTTTTAAATCTAGTGCTAGATTTTTAATAAAATTATTACGTCTTTCGTACCCGATTAAATATTGTATCTCATCCTCATAAGTTTCAAACTTTTGCGGATTGTGTTTGAGAACAATACACTGAATATCAAGTTGAGAAAGATGTCCTTGTCTCATCAACTCATCAGTTTTTGTAACTTTATATGATGGACCAAACAATCCCTCAAGAACCCATTTGTGAGTTTGAGTACCATCTAAAGTTCCTGTAAATCCGAAACGATACTTAGCATGATGAAGTTTAGTCATGATTTGTATCAATGACTTACTCTTGAAAAGATGTGCTTCATCACCTATAATGCAACCATATTCCTCAAAGAATGAACGCTCTAGTTTATAAACAGATTGCCAGGTTGTAATCGTTACAGGATATTCATTAGTTCTCTCTCTTCCAGAATAAATTCGATGACAATATGACTCAGCATCCCAACCATAATCAAGGAAGTCCTTATACATCTGCTCTACAAGAGATGTCGTCGGAACAACTAAAAGAATTTTTTCGCCTTTATCCACATAGTATCTTACGAGGGAATAAATCATCAGTGATTTGCCGCTCGCAGTGGGGCTTATCAATAGTTTTCTATTATGCTTTAGGGCACCATATACTCCCTCAATCTGGTATTTCCTGGGAGTATGAGCACATATGGAATGCATGTAATCCTTGACACCTTCCTCTGAGATTTCCTCATTAATCTCAAAAGGTTGTCCATAAAATTTGTTATCTTCAAACCTATAAGTGTATCCATATTGCTTACAGAAGGATACAATTTTATCAAGCAAACCAACATAGATTTGCTTGGATCTTGTGTCATATAGATGAATTTCTCCATTCCAATTTTTACCACGATATTGTGGCATAAATTTTGCATTAGGAACCTCAAACTTAAAGTGATCTCTAAGTTCGTATTCAATATGAGGTTCCGTATTAATCTTTAAAAATACTTCGTTGGATTTTGATATAACAAGATTTGCTGTATTATCAATCACATAAATCCATGCATCTAGTAATATTTATTTACCCTAGTCCAGCATTAAATCTCATAAACTCAATTGCATTCTTAATTTGATAAGTTCTATTCTGAATCATTTTAAGAATACTTTCAATATAAACTAGCATTGTATCATAGTAATCAATCTTCAAGCATACTGTTGATAACTTTTCATCCGCATCTAGATACTTTTGCATAGTGTCCTTGTCTCTGATTTTTTTAGGAAAAGGATTTTCTACATAAACATCTGGATCTGCCTTTCCTGAATAATATTCATATCTTTCGTGACGGATATTTCTTTTTTGCTGCTCTGCCTTTTTCCTTAATAGAAAAATTGTATTATAAAGGTCAAAATATTTTGCATGAAGTACGGGAATATTTAAAGATTCTGTATGCAGATTGTCGGTGTCTATTTTAGAATCTTTTTCCCACATTTCTTGAATCTTATCAAGATCAATGGTCATAGAGGATTTCCATCCAAATCAGTTATCTCGTATATAGTATACTTGAAAGCAACGTCTGCTGTAAAGTATTCAATATCAGTATCAGTTGCATCAAAGTTTAGTGTCGATAAATTATATGGCCATAAATCATGAAACTTTATCTTAAAGTTTGGATTTAATCCACTGCCTAAGACGGTCAAAGTACCATCAGAATATATGTTCATTGTTTTTGATCTTGTCATATCAACATATTCTTGTTGGTTCTGAAGATCGTAAATATCTTTTAAACTATCTGGATAACCAAGACCACGAATCCAATTATGAATTTCCATGTAATTTTTTAGATCTTCATCAACTAAAAAACGAAGAGTAAAATCATCAAAAGTAATTTTATCTCCAGGTGTATCAATGTCTTTTAGATAAGTTGGTTGAACTGCAACACCCAAGGTCATTCCTGGAATATTTGCTGAGTTGCTAAAAAATGCAACTTTTGGTGCTCTATTTAAAGTAAATTTAAAACCAGTTGGAGATAAGAAATTCCTATTCTGTATCTGCTTATCAAAAATATTTGATGATGTCATTTTTTCTAATTATTTAGATAAAAAAAGGGGTCCTTTCGGACCCCAGAGAAATTTATGTGAAATGAATCACATGAGGTTTCTAACAGCAACACGTCTGTAGTAACGGTTTGCGTTAACCTTGAGACGACCCAGACCTTGCTCGGTTCCTTCTGCGAATGGGTTAGCAACAAGACCATAACGGGTCTTAAAGCCAATCTTAGGCTGGAAGGAGTTCTCACCAACGGCACGAACCATTTGGAGAGGAACGTATGGGCAATAGAAGAGACCAGCATCATATGGGCTGGAACCCTTATAACCAACAACGTAGTACTGGTTGCCAGGTGATGCATTACCTGAAGTCAGGTTAGCAGCATAAGGATCGATATAAACACGATACTTACCTTGGAGAACACCAGCGAAGGTGTTGCCAGTGTCATCAACGTTGAGGTTAGCGTTGAGTGCTGGGGTGTAATCGAGCACGCCAGCCATGGTTAGAGCGGAAGCAACGTCTGCAGAGCAGAGGATGATGTTGCCCTTTCCACGACGAGTTCTTTGTGCGATTGCGTTAGCATCGCGCTCGATTTGGAACAGAAGACCCTTGAACTTCTCAACAGACCAACGACCATTTGAATCGGTATCAAGGTCGAATACACCAGCGGTAGCAACGTTCTGAACAGCACCCTGCTCAGCAACCTTATAGATGGTGCGGATAACTTCGCGGTTGATTTCAGCAAGAATCTCAGTTGACAGAA